ATGAGCTTAAAAACAGATTATAAGGACGACATCTTTGAGGGTTCCAGGATTTGGAGGATTGCCACCAATGGGGATGGTACCTGTACGATAACAGATGTCACTACATATACCCAGAAGGGGGATAAGTTTGGACAGAATGACATTAACGCTACGAATAAGGCAGTGAATGCCCTGAACCATGTTGTCCCCGTCACTCTCCCGGCATCCGGATGGAGCGACGTGGCCCCATATACCCAGACCGTGACGGTGAAAGGGCTGACGGCCGCGGACAATCCACTGCTGGTAAAGGTGATTGCAGGCGGGGCGACTCCGGAGCAGGTCAAGGCATATAACAAGGCGTTTGGGATGATTGATGACGGGGACACGGCAAATGGGAAGGCAACATTTAAATGCTATAACAAGAAGCCCACGATTGATATAATTGTGGGTTTAAAAGGAGTGTGAGGAAGATGGGAGAAATACTGATAACAGGTGGGAGCGGAGGCGGAACCGGAAGCGATGAGTGCACAGCCACGCTGGACCATGTACTTGCAGGGGAGACTGCGGTCACATCGGACAGTAATGACGAGCCTGGAACGGGACGAATGAAAGTGAACAGTTTACTGTCTTTTAACGTAGCCGCCTATTCTGGTCGCAGGGTACTAGCAAAGTGGCAGAATCCGGCGGCGGCTCCAGGGAAACCCTACAGTGGGGTATACATCCGCTACAGCACCAGTGCATATCCGGGGAAGGCTGGAGGCATGCAAATATATAAAGGAGCAGGAAATAATACTGCTTCTGGCGCCTGGTCACAGCAATATCTTGACATGCCAAATCTCAACGAAACTTACTATTTTAGCACATATCCGTATGTTACATGTAGCGCAGGCGAATTGACAGGTGAGGTAATTAATGCAATTGTCAGAACTGCGGGTAGTCCCATAGCTACTATCACCAATACCAAAAACTATACAATTCCAGAGGGCTATACCATGGCAGATATTTTCTGTGTAGGCGGTGGTGGTGCTGGAGGTATTCAAGGATTGAGCAATGGCGAGAATGGAGGTGGAGGCGGTGGCGGTGGTTATACAGCAACATCTTTAAACATTGGTATAACTGCTGGTCAGGTGTTGAACTGCTCAGTTGGAAGCGGGGCATCATCTGGACGGGGAGGAACAACCTCTGTATTAAGAAGCGGTAGCATATTATGTACGGCTGATGGTGGTTATTCTGCTGCTAAATATGTCGGCGCTAATGGCGGTTCAAGAGGTGGAAATGGAGCTACATATTACTATTCGAACGGTAATGGAAACCCTGGTACGAATGGATATTCTGATGGTGCAGAAGGTCAAGGTCGTACTACAAGAGCTTTTGGCGAACCTGGTGGCACATTGTATTCTGGTGGCGGCGGTGGCGGAGGTGTAGGTGCAGTCCATTTCGGGCCTTATTCTGGCGGTGCCGGCGGCGGTGGAGCCGGGGGGAGTAACGGAACATCTGGTGGTAAAGGTTTGGATAACACAGGCGGAGGCGGTGGCGGCAGCGGTGCAGGCTATAGAAATAGCGCCCCTGGCGGCTCAGGAGTTATTTTAATCAGATTAAAATAGGAGGATTAAGATGGTAGCACACGAAGTATTCGCAATGATATACGATGAAACAGTGCAGAATGTGGTGGTTGGGCAGTACGAAGAAACCAACCGGGTGGCACGATGTGTTTATGGTGACAACGCCTTTGCGGTGGATTGCCTGCAATATCCCTGTGAGATAGGGGACAGGTACATAAACGGCGTGTTTTATAAGTCTGATGGGGTAACACAGATTGATAGGCTACCAACTGATAGGGATGAGATTCAGCAGTTGACGGAAGATAATGCACAGTTAACAGTAGCTATGGCAGATATGATAGGAGGTGCAATGTAATGTTATCCAACATACAGCGTAACATCATTATCCGGGCCTTACAGATTCGGAAGAATCAGGGGGAGGAACCGGCAGACATCCTGGAGGGTTACAGGAACCTGACAGAGGACGAGAAGGCAGAGATACTGGAAACATTGAAAGAATAAATGAAAGGTGAGGTATATGACATGCAGATACCCACGGACATCATAGTGGCCCTCATCGGCCTGGCAGGCAGTGCATTTGGGGCCTTTATTGGCGTTCTGGCATCAGCCAAGCTGACCAATTACCGGATTGAGCAGCTAGAAAAGAAGGTGGATAAGCACAACACCGTGATTGAGCGCACATACAAGCTGGAGGAGACACAGGCAGTTATCCAGGAGCAGATTAAGGTTGCCAACCATAGGATTGGCGACCTGGAAAAAGAAAGAGAGGAATAGAATATGGATTTATCATTTTTTAGCAATTATGCGGTGGCGGTCATTGTAGGCATTTGCTTGATTACAGGTTACATAGCAAAAAAGTGGGTGAAAGACCTGGACAACAAATACATCCCTACCATGGTGGCCATCTTGGGAGCGGCACTTAACATCTGGATTGCGGGAAGTGTAAGCCCGGATATCATTCTGGCCGGAGCCTTTAGCGGTCTTGCAAGTACAGGCCTGCATCAGGCGTTTAAACAGATGATAGAGGGCTAAGCGGCAGTTGCGATATCGCAACAGCAGAAAGGTAATGCTATGAGGACATTAAGGTTTAAAGTATCCGGCCAGGAGCTGATAAGGGCTCCTGGCTGTGATTTTAGCAACATTATTGCAGGTACATCCGGATACCTTCAGGCGGCATTTGAGTTTGGGCAGGACTGGGACGGGACTATCCGGGTGGCGGCATTCTACCCTTACCTACAGTCCCAGGAGGTTGGCAGGCTGATTAAGGATGGCACCTGCATTGTGCCGGATGAAATCACGGCCTATGACACATTTAAAATCGGAGTGGTTGGCCAGCGTGAGAATGGCCAGAGGATTACCACCAATCTGATTACAATTAAGCAGGAGAGGGGGAGCGGACAGGCATGGCAACGGTAGATGAGATACTGGCAAGACAGGCTTATGCAGAAGGTGACGAGACCTGGACCAAGGATAATAACTACCCGTCATATACGCTGTACGTGGAGCCGGAGTATGTCCCGGTCACCAACAAGCGCATCGCGGATTTTAATGACCAGATATCGGTCAGGGGCGAACAGAATGCCCAGTTCGTGGGCTTCCAGCTGCCACGGTACGATGACGGCCTGGACCTCACCGCCCAGCACCTGTACATCCACTACCAGACGGTGTATGGGGGCAGTGACAGCGTACCCTGCAACGTGTCCTGGTCGGACAATTACGTCAGGATGTGCTGGCAGGTACCGGCACAGGCCACACAGGAGCCAGGGACAATCCAGATGATGATATATGCGACCGGCACCAACAGCGCAGGGGAGCGCGTGACCTGGAAAACCCTCCCTGCATCCTATACCATCCATGATGGGCTGGAGATTGGCGGCGGAATCCCGGAGCCAGACCAGTCTTGGTACGAGCAGTTTGTGGCGCAGATGGAGGGCAAGGTAAGCACTGCCCAGGGCTATGCCAATGATGCCCAAGCCAGCAAGACTGCTGCCGCCGGTTCCGCTACGGCGTCTGCTCAGTCCGCTACCGCTTCGGCACAGGCGTTAGAGGATAACAAGGCATACGTGGAGAGCCAGAAGGCTGCTTTCGTAGGCTACAACAAGCGTGAGACGGACCTTAAATACGCCAATGCCCTTATCGGCTCGGCATCTGGCACTGGGCAAGTCACAGTGGACGATGCGCGGGAGGCGCCGATACCCGGCATGGAGATAGCCGGCAAGAGTGAGCAGGGAGCAGACCCCAGCCCGGATAATCCGCAGGAGATTGTGAGTACGGATGTCACGGCGGTAACGGTGACGGGGGCGAATTTGTTTGATACATCGGCATTGATAAATTATAATATATCATCGACGGTATCCAGTGATAAAAGGCAAATTACGGTAACTGGAAACAAAACCCATGCTCTTTGCGGCCATATAATACCTATACAGTTAATTGCTGGTAAAACAGTTACAATATCGGGCAGCATAAGCAACGGAAACCAGGATGTGCCAGTGGCAATCCAAATTGAAACTAAACAGCCGGATAATAAATCACTATGGTTTAGCCTAAGTTCTTCCGGTAGCAAGAAAGTTTCAATCCCAGAAGACATAGTTACGGCGAGATTTAATCTGATTGCTAACAATTCAAGTGCCGTGCTAGATACCCCGAATACAGTAACATTTACTGATGTAATGTTAAACATCGGTGACACCGCTCTCCCCTGGGAACCCTACCAGTCCAAGACCGCAGCCATCACCCTCACGGAGCCGTTACGAGGTATAAAGGACGTGCGGGACCGGATAATGTGCAGGGACGGCGTGTGGGGGATTGAGCGGAAGCTTATCAATCATGTGTTAACGGGAGAAGAAAATGGTAACTGGGGTTCAACAGTGAACGGAACATGGTTATTCATGGCGAATGATAAACTAAAGAGTGAAGTTCCGGATTATTCCACAAATTACCTTTGTAACTATTTTGTTGCAGGGAATGCACGAGTGAATACTGACATAATTGGAAGTTACATATTTAGTAATACAATTAGGTTTAGGGTTGATTCCAGTATAGCGAGCACAGAAGGTGATTTTAAAAAATGGCTTGCAAGCAGATATGAAGCGAATGAGCCTGTACGATTAATTTACCCTCTTGCCGTCCCCACCTGGGAACCCCTTCCATCCGATACCCAAGCCGCCCTAAACGCCCTTACCGCCTACACAGGCCGGACAACCATCACAGTGACTGCGGAGGGGCCGGAGCCGGACGTGGCGGTGGAGTATATCGCAGACACAAAGACTTATATCGCCAACGAGCATGCTAAGATGCAGGCGTCCTTTGACAGACAAATATCAGCTATCCTTGCCCTACTTCCGACTGAGACCCAGGCGGCAATGATCAACAATGAGACCAGCGCACTGCTGGCAGAAAGTGAGGTATAACATGAGCAATACCATAATCGTAACCCTGATGACCAACCTGATCAACAAACAGTTTTACGCTACACAGGATGAGGCCGTGTCCAAACTGGATGTCTACTACGCCATGAACCGCATCAGCGAGGAGGATTATTCCAGCCTTGTGATGCAGGCAGAACGCGTATATAATCCGCCGGAGCCAGACGGAATGGTAACTGAGTGATTACATGGCCCGGGGATGTCCCTGGGCCTTTTTTAGATTGGAGGAAAACATGAAATCAATAGATAAGGTTCTAACGATTGCTCACCAGGAGATTGGATACGTGGAGAAACGCAGTAACAGCCAGCTTGACAGCAAGACCGCTAATGCAGGCAGCAGCAACTACACCAAGTATGCCAGAGACCTGTATCCATCCCTCCAAGGGCAGCCGTGGTGTGATATGTTTGTGGACTGGTGTATGGTTCAAGCATTTGGACAGGTGACGGCCAGACAACTCCTGGGAGGAGGTTTTTCGGCCTATACGCCTACGTCCGCCCAGTATTATAAGGACAGAGGCCAGTACCATAAGGACAACCCTCAGCCAGGCGACCAGATATTTTTTAAAAACTCCCAGCGCATCTGCCATACAGGTATTGTCTATGAGGTCACTATGACCAAGGTTAGAACCATCGAAGGTAACACCAGTGCTGGTAACGAGGTGGTTGCCAACGGCGGAGCGGTATGCTGTAAGGAGTACAGTTTGGATAACAGCCGTATTGATGGTTATGGACGTCCTGACTGGTCACTGGTGGAGCAGCCGGAGTATGAGATAGGATGGCACCATGATAGTAATGGCTGGTGGTATGCATACAGCGAGACAAAGTATTACAAGGAGTGCTGGCAGATTATAAACCATCACAAGTATTATTTTAATTCGGATGGATATGCACTGACCAACTGGCATGTAATTGGCGGTAAGGACTATTATTTTGAGCCGCGTGCGGGGCATCCACTGGAATGCGCTTTGTATGTGGCACCGGAGGGCGAACAGTACATAGGAGAGTTTTAACCGGATAAGGATGAGGCAATGCGGTGGCCCGGACTGGCCAAATAGCTTATTGACAAATTTGGGACCCTGATATATGATTAATACATAAGGTATCGGGGTATGGGCCCGGTGCTTGTCACTGTTCCCCAAATTGAGCGGTGCGGATTAAAATATTAGCCTATTTGTTATTAACTACAAATCAAAAAATATCGCTTTCTCATTATGAGTTGGCGATATTTTTTTTTCATAATATTTTCTCCAATTTACTCTAAATCACCTAAAAAATCTCCTAAATCAGTATATTCCCATTCTTTTGTGACATCAACCACGCGATATGCGTGGTCATAATCCACATTTCCTAAATCGTCCAAACCTTCGGGTAAATCAAAATAAAATTTTAATAAATGGTTATCATCAGTAATGCCGTATTGATAAAACTCATCTAAATCAAAACACTCATCATTACCAACCATGTAAATCCTGTAATTTACTCCATCAACTGAAACGGTAGTATACCGGCAGTCGCTATCGAGCAAATCAGCGTCATGTATATCTTTTTCTTTTCTACCCTCGATGATTTTTAAAGCTTCCCTTCTAAGTCCGGTATTTTTATTCATTATTTTTCTCTCCTTTAAATACGATTCCAATCTAACATAATATGGATTTCTTTTCCTCCATTATTGATTACGCATAGATAGGGGGATTCTTTACCCTGCAGCAGCTCGTTAGGCGTATAAGTCCAACCCCACGGAGCTGTCAATGCAATGCCAGTTTCCGTTTCATCGCAGACCCATCCTTTCGGTACTGTATACTCTACCGCCTCGCTGACTGTTGCTGTTGGGTGAGGATTTCTCGCAGTAAACAAAGGGCGTTTCTCAGTAGCTAAACATCCATAATTTATGTATCCTTTAAAAGTTTTCATATTGATATTCCTCCTATAATATAGTTTCATGTATTTCCCGCCCGGCTCGTACATTCTCCAGGTAATTGGGGTCAATGCTTTTCGGACAGTACTCATAATCGCCGTCCTCAACACCCAACTTTCCCATTTCATCGTGAATAAATTTGAAATAATCATCATGCGAAAAAACGCGAGGATCTGAAAAAACATTGTAGTTATCTGGCAACAGTTTTTCGTAGGCCAAGTCTGAAAACTTATTTAAAAGTTTTTTCATCAGGCAGGGATGGATAAGTTCTTCTAACTGCCTAATAATTAATTCTTCCGCCCAAGGAGCTGGATTCCGTTTCTCGGTTTCCCAGTCTTCAATAGTCCTGGTCGGTATTTCCAGATAAGCAGATAAATCAGATTGTGTCATACGTGCTTTTATGCGGTATTCTTTAATTCTGTTCATAACGTCCTCCTTATTTAACATGCTCTATGATGTATTTGGCATCTGTCATTTGGCTCAACTGGCTGATAAGGCTTTCCATTCCGGCTGTGTAACTCTGTGCATCCATCTTACCCTTGGACATCATCATTCCAGCCATTTCGTCTGTCTTGAAAACCTTCTGAGCAAGTATATCTCTTGCGTATGCTACCTGTTTCTCAGTTCCGGTCATTTCTTGAGTAAATTTGAAAGCGATAATCTTATGGACATCAGTGCGGTCCACCATGATATTGTATCCGTGCAATTCGCTTCTCTTTTCTTTTGTATTCTCTGCTCTTTTCATCATTTTTCTGTTCCCCCGTCCTTTATCTTATATATAGATTATACCACGCAATGCGTGGGAAGTCAAGAGGAATTGATATGGTTTTTTGGATTCTAGAAATTATAAAGGCGGGTACCGGATGTGAACGGACCCGCTATTTTCGTGTGATATTTCGTGTGATATCGTGTGATATATTTGCGTATTTCCATACCCATATAAGGATAATGCAATATTTTTTGACAACCAAAAACCCACGCTATTACGTTGTTTCTCGCAATTACGTGGGTTTTGTACAGATGGAAGTAATGGGGCTCGAACCCATGACCTTTCGCGTGTGA